CGATTGATTTTGATTGGTGCTTGACCGGGGTCACAAATCAACTCGGCATCCGTAAGGTCGTAAACCGGCGCGGTGTCCGGCGTGTAGATGTAACCATTGCCCACGGCGGATGTGTCGCCGTAGGACCGGAATTTAAGCACGCCCTCGGACCAGAAGCAATCAGCGTTGGCGGCTTCCAGTATGTCGTTGATCCACTGCCTGGCATCCTGCGCTGTGTCCATGGCCAGTGACAGAAAGATGCCGTTGGCGGCACAATACCGCGCTACTTCACTCCCGGCAGACCATACCACGCCAGATAAACTCCCCGGCAGGTCACCGGTAGCAACATTTGGTGCTATCACAATATGGAACTGATCCGTGTAAGTAACGACCGGGTAAAGCGTGCCTGCGATTGAAATTTGACTGCCAACCATACCGGTACAAAACAGACTCCGTGCTTCCCCGGTGTTGCCCAACGACGTGACCGCCGTTCCTGCTACGTTACACGTCCCGCCGTAAGCCGCCAGCCCATAATTGTTGCCGGCTGCGGGCAGGTAGGAGGAAACGCCGAACAACGTGGAGTACGGCTCCACCACAACGGCCACCCAACCCACACCGTCCGGCTGCTGCCCGGCGTCGGTCGTGAGAGTGAGGCTCGTCGGACCTGTAATGGTGTTCACAAAAAATTGCACGCCGTTTATGCAGAACGACGCGCCAGTGGTGAGGAGCGTGAAATCCGAGCCACTAAGCCCGGTCACGTTGACGCCATTCATCGTACAAACCCCGCTGAAACTGGCCAACCCTTCACCGGAAGCGTTACCTGTTGTGGTTACCCAGCCTAAAATGCCGTCCAGCGGGTTGGTCAGCATGTCGTTTATGATGTCGGTCGGCAAGCAGTCTTGCATGCTGCCCCCGACCAACAAATTAAACCCGCAGCGCCCAACGATTTCAAAGTTGTAGGACGGGATCGTGCCACTGGTTCCGAGATCCATGAGCGGGCACGCAGCATATGCCAGCTCACTGTAGCCAAGCACTTGGCCCTCGGGGGCGTTCTGCTCCAACCAGCCCCAAGGGTCTTGCCCTTGCTGCCCGTTGTAGATGGCCAGGATCAAGCGGGTCAGCGGGTTGCCGAGCGTGGACACGGGCTTTCCGTTGGAGGAGATGACGTAGTTGTACGTGATCGTCATGACGGCAGACGCATCCGCCGAAGAAAACGTCCACTTGGCATGCCCACCTGAAGGGTCCAGGCCATAGGTATACTGGCCCTTGCCCGGCGAGGAGTCTACCAACGTCATCGGTGTCTGGACCGGAACCGTTTTCGTTATCGTACCGTTGGGATCGCCTGGATCGGCGTAGGTCACGGTCACGCTGTCCAACCGCGTGACACCGATGCTGGTGAAAACGTACTGTGAAAGTTGGTTGCTGTTGTGGGTGCCACCTCCACCAGGAACGGTGTAACCCTCCACGGCCTGGACCAGGTTGTACTCATCTTTGTTTGCCCACACGTTCTGCACGCCGTAGATCGGTCCTTGGCAAAGGCCGATTATGAGCGCGCACTGATAGTCCACGTCCGTGCTGGAGGCTTTGGTCTTCAAACCTTTGCCACCGGTCTTGGTCGTCCAGTTACCGACCCAGATCACGTTGCCGGAGAGCCGCTGGACGCCGTAGACGATGGGTATGACCGTGCCAAGGAGCGACGTTTGAGGGTCGTACCCCAATAATCGCGTGCTCACCGTACTGTTGGAGAGGGAGTTCATTTTTGATTCGATCCCGCTGGGGCCGAAGGAAGGTTAGGGGACAGCCCCAGCGGGCGGGCGCGGAAAGGAGCCGAAGGAACCGCGCCAAACTGAAAGTACAGTTATTTCAAACTACAGGGCAATCAAATTCTCTCGGCCACGGACTGAAAAACTTCATCTGTCTGTCTGATAGTGGTGCTTGATCAGCACGCCCAATTTCTACCTGTGGGTGAGACGATGCACCGTTCGCATGTATGATCGTCGGCCATGCCACAATGATTCCGCCGTGGCTGTAGACTCGTCCAAACAGGAACAGCACCAAGTCGCCCGGTTTCCTGGGGGTAACTTCAGATGCGTACTCCGTCATGTACCGGCGAACCAGATCCAGATATCGTTCCGAACGCTCGTGCAAAAAGAAGTCGTGCGCGAAGTGCGGGATTCCCACTTCCGGCAGCACGCCAGCCTCCCGGTAAACTTCGGCCAGCAGCCGCCCGCAGTCCACGCCACCGTGCCTGCCCTTGACCGCCGCGTCGTGATGAAACGGGGTCCCACACCAGGACTTGGCGGCCTCGATCACGGCCAAACGCTTCTCGACGGTTGAAACGGTGGTTAACATGGCCTGTAGATACCCTTTTCTTGGCGTTTTAAGGCCCAAGGCGCGCTTTTCAGGGCCTTCCCAGGGGTTATCTACCCCTGGCCTGCTGGGAGCCTTAAAACCGAGCTTAGAGACTTTGTTCGGGCAGCGGAATGAATGGCTGCGCTGCCAGGTGCACAAGGTTGTCATACTTGGCCGAACAGGTTGATAGAGTTTTGTCGCAACCTGGCAACGCCTCAAACGTGTCATAGGACACCACCGGGGCGCTGGGCAGCGGCGGCAGCACCGTGAACCAAAGCACGCCACCAACCTCCGTTTGCAAAGTGATGCAACGGGAAACGCCAAACAACGGTGATCCGGGTTTCGTGAACACAACGCTCCCCCCAGAGAACCAACCTGACGTTGCTGCGTAAGGTGGCAGCCCACCTTGCGCTGGAGGGTAGTCTACCAGAATGGTCGTGGTAAAATCCGTGTAATGCCCCTGTAGCTGCTCTGCGCCCGGTCCCAACCCAACGTAAAGATTCCATCCCGTGATGCCGGAAGGCTGAGATGGCGGTGCAACCTGAAGGAGCTTGTTCGTTGTCCCTGCAGCACCGCCTCCCGTGATATCCTGAACGGCCTCTGGAGAAGCAGCGGATTCCCCGCCCGCTCCGGTATACGTGATCACCACATAGTAGGAAGCTGCGGGATTGTTGACTCCACTACGACTCCCAGATTCTGACGTGGTCGGAGCAGCAGTTGGGGCAACGGTCACCGTCGGATACGTCGTGGCGGAAAGGCTTACCGGAATCATGGTAGTTGACGCGCCGCTCAGCACGGAGCCGGCCTTCAAGTAGCTGGCAGAAGCAAGCGCGCACCCAGCATCAAACAGCGTGTGCCGGCAGGCCGTTTGGAATTGATTGCGTGGATGTTGGGAGCTGAGATAAGCCGTGGGGTCTTTGACCGAGAACGTGACGTGTGCACGGTCCAGCTCCTCGATCTCGGCTATGTTCCCGGTGAACCAGTTTACCGCCCCCATGGATGTGTCCAACGGGGAAGCTGTGGCCGAGAACAGCCGGTCTACCTTGACGTAGGCTTCCGCGAACAGCCCTTGTTGAACAGCTACCAGCACCGGCATGGTTGATCCCGGGAGGGTCATCATGGGGTTGGCGTACAAGGTCAGCTTGATTTGGGACACTTCACACTTCAGCGCCTGCCGGATGGTGGAACGGTTCACACAGCCTTGCGCGGCGGTGTAGGTCACGCCGTTGTAAATCACCGGCAACGGGTAGGAGGTCAAGTACATCACCTCGCCTCCAAACAGATGTATCGTGTAGAGGTCCGTAACCGTGTAGTTACCACCAACGCCCAGCGTGCAGAGGTTGTCCAGAAAAGATGCAAGGACCGGGGAGACGGAGGATTTCATGCTAGTTAAAACTCCACTCAAACTTCACGCTCGAAGCTTCGAAGAAACCTTGAGCGAAATTCCCAAATTCCACGGCATCCTCCATAAAGTGCACCCGGATGAAGTATGCGAAGTCCACAGCGACGCCGTAACCGTTGGGCGGCGCGGTGGCAAACGTGATAACACCGCCAGGTGCGTTGGCTGCGCTGACGCTGACCGTCCAACTGTAGGTGGCATCGTTGTACAGCACCGGCGTGTACACACCACCGGTGACCAGCCACACGGCCACCGGCGGGCTCATGGGCGGGATGTAGCTGGGGCCGGTAGCGCCGCCGGTAGAGTAAGGTGCCCCCAATCCGTTCACGTCAAACACGGGCTGCACGGTTCCACCCAAGGTGCGGTATAGCTGGAACTGCTTGGTCGTGCCATCGCCGGCAGGTGTTGCACCGTTAACGCCCGGTATCAGGTTCTGGTGTGATGTTACGACCCGCCCCGCGTTGATGGCGTTGGCCACGGTGTAACAGTCCGTGGGGTCCCAGTACAAGAAGCTGTCCCACGGCCCGAGCCGCGCCTGGACAAAACCCCACAGCGTTTGCAGGTCGCCGGGGTTCAGCATGTTGAACGGGACTTCGTACTCAGGCAGCGGGAACGGGAAGTTCGGGACGCGCACGTTCTGGCCGCTGACAGCAGTGTTCACGATGGTGGAGAACTTCAGGGACCGTTTCACCGGCCAGCCTTCGCCAGTAAGCACGGGAAAAATGGCGTTAGAGATGGCACACCTCCAACCGTTGTATTATGCTCATGCAAGCCTCAAACGCCCGTCACGGTGCGCACGCTGCCAGGCCGCTGTATTCTGGGTTACGCTGTGCGGGGACTCTCCAGGATAACCGTGGTAGTTGTTTGTTGTTCCCCCACCACCACGCGTGCCTCCTTGCGCTGCTACAGAGCGCACCACGTTGGCTAAAGATTCTGGTAGAACCATCTCACGCGGGTGCGCAAAGATCATTGTATTCTCGCCAGGAAGATCAGCACCGCGAGCAGCACTCGCCATAGCTACGAATGGCGCTCCTGTTGCAATCACATTAGCTGCTATCGTGGGTGCAGCTACCAGATTTGCTGGAAAAGGAATCTCTGCCATGGCTTCAGCGAATGCAGTAGCCGCTGCCATTCCAACATCGCTAGTTGCCATTGCTATATTAGCAGCATTGTTTACGGCAACCTCAGCAGCTTTCGCTGAAGTATCTACTGCAGCATTTTGCACGGTAAACATTTTATGAACGGCCGCCATGATGACGTGCTTAACCAACCATTGCTCGGCAACATGCTCTAACGCCTGAAGGCTGTCCGTGACGAAACCTCGCCACATACTCTGAACAGCTTTGCCAAACTTCTCTTGCCCAGTAATCATGGAGTTGATGCTGCGGTTGAAGTTGCTCTCCAGACTTTGGAAATACTGATCCCAAGGCTTCTCGGACTTCTTGGCACCGTCGATGTTAATCTTCTCCATTGCCATGTTGTATGCGGCAGCAAGTTCTTGAATCTTTTTATCGGCTTCGGCGGTCTTTACTGTATCGTGGCTGTCTACAGCGGCATCCTTTTCCTTAAAAGCTGCTGTAACTGCTACGCGGTACTCGGCTTCCTCGACTTCTTTTAACCGTTTCACACGTTCTGCCAGGCTGATGTTACCGGCGTCGTAAGCCGCGTTGATGACCATTCGCTGCATGTCAGCTTCGGACTTGGCAGCGGCCACGCGGGCGCTGGCGTTGACCTCGGCCGCTTGAAACTGCTTTGCCTCGGCCTTGATCATGTCCTCGTAGTAACCAAACCAAATCTTCCGTTGCTCCTCTTCACGCTTTTCATCCAGGTTAAACAGTTCAAGGGAAATTTTTTGTTTGTCCTCGAAGGCTTTCTCACGATCCTTCTTGTCCTCCGCCGCTCCCTTGGCCTTGATCGCGAGAACCTTCTCCTCGTTCTGCGCGGCGAGCAGCGTGATGTCCGTGCCTGGCTCGGCGGGCTTGTGCTCGGCGCGGGCGGTGCTGGCTTTCAAAGCGTTGATCTTTTCCGCCGCATCCTTTTCAATCTGGAAGCGGCGGTTCTGAGCGGTCACCAGCTCGGCAGTTTCCTGGTCTTCGGTGATCTGGTTCGTCGCACGCATCCACTTGGCAGTGTCCTCCTCCAGCTTGACACGTTGAAGGGCGCGGGCTTTGTCCTGCTCGATCATCTTTTCGGCAGCGGCATTGCGCTCAGATACTCCAGCGCCACTCTCGGACTTTTCGGCTGCTTTGATCTGCTGTTGCAGGTCAGCAATCTTTTTGGTTTGTGCTGCGTAATCAGCTGCCCCTTTGGCATCGAATGGGGCTTCCGCCGTCGGCTTCTTTTGAAGGGATACAGCTAAATCCTTATGCTGCTTTTCAAGATGTTCTAGATCGGCCTTCAATCCCGGAAGTGACTTGCTGTAAGTTCCTACCCAGTCCTCCGACGCAGATTTCAAGCCAGCGAAAATACCCGTGTGGATAGCGGCTGACCCAGCAGCAACCTGTGCCAACCCTTCCGACATCGTTTTATCGGCTGCCTTTTTAGCCGCGTCATGCTGGCGCTGCTCCAGTTCAGCCTCCATGCCGGTAATGTCATCTATATTGCCCGTCACCATCTGCCGTATGGCAGTCACGATGATCTCTACCGTGGGGGAAAGTTTAGCGGCAGTCTGTTCCTTTAAGTGATCCCAAGCAATCCCAAGCTCGTTGATGTGCTCCCGTGTGTCAAGAAGTCCTTTTACCGCATCACCGCTAAGGTGCCCGCCAAGTTCTTCTACCGCTGTGCTTAACTTGTCGTAGTCTTGAATAAGCGGAGCCATCGAAACGGCGGCGCGACCAAGTATCACACGTGCTGCTGCCATCCGATCTGTTGCATTGGTAATCTCCGAAAGCTTTTCCAAAACCTGAATCAATGCCGGACCAGCTTCGGTAGCTGTGACACCTAACTTCTTTAGCTCCTCACCTTCCTTGCCCGTGGGGTTTTGCAGTGCTTCCGCTAACTTGAACGCAGCACGGGACAGCCCGCCAATGTTCACGTCAACGATCTTGGCCATCTCGCCAAGTTTCTTCGCCTCCTCGAAACTGACTCCCAACGTGGTGGCAAAGTTCTGCGTCTGCCTTGCCGCCTGCCCCTCCTCGTTCACCAAGTCGTAAACTTCCTTGCTAAGCAATGCGATACCACCCGCTGCACCTACAGCAACAATCCCCATCGGCCCAAGTTCAGAGATTATGCCTTTGACAGCGGAACCAGCAGATTCAAGCGGATGTTCGATAAAGTTCTTGATCCCCTCCCCAAACTTTTCGGCGCTCTCCGTTGCTTGCTTGTGCGCGTCGGCCAATCCACTGACAGAATCTGCACCCGCCTTGGCCGTGTCCGACATACCCGCCAGCGCAGTAGCGTTGCCTTGCACAGCATCGGTGTGCGCCCGCGCGTTGGCAGTCGCAGCGACGTAGGCCGCACTGGTTTCATCGGTTGCGATGATGTGAACGGAGCTAACTAGGTCAGCCATATATTAACCGTAAAGTTTCACAGATTTCGGAGTGTGGTCAACGTAGGTTTCGCCGGGGACTTTGATAGGAAAGCGGAGCAGCTTACGAGCCGGTTGCTGCGGGGGTCCAAGGCCAGGAATACCCATAAAGTCCTCCAGCTTGCGGGGCTGGGTGACGTTGGACGGTGCAGGTGTCGTGCCCGTTGATGTGGGTTGGTTCCCGTTATTGTGTTGGAAGTAGGCATTGTAGATAACCTCGTGCGTGGGCGGATGTTCAAACCAGTAATTAAGCAACTCACGTATTTCACGCAAGTCCATCCGGCCCACGGTACGGGGTGTGATGCCTAGCCCTGTTGCGATTCGGCTGCGGGTGCGAGGCCAGTCGATGATTTGGGTCCAGGTTTTTCCCGACTGGCTTGCCATTCCCCCGGATCTTTGATCTTTTCCACCCCCGGCGTATATGCCATGGCGGCGTTGAATGCTTCCTGCACGTTCTCCTGGGTTACAAACCCGTCCAACGCATCAGGATAGTTGCGCGTTAGCGCACGGTCAATCACCTTGCGCATGGCCACTCGCCGCTCCCGCATCTCAGCGGTGTGCTGGCGGAAGGCTTCCCCGGCCATCGCCATCAACTCATCAGGGCGTTTCAGCCCAGCCGGGCTGGTGGCCAGGTCAATCTCAGCCGCCAATGCCTCAGCTTGATCGCACGTCACAGGTGGGATGATTACCACTTCGTCACCAAATTCAAATGGCACGCCGCGAAAGCGCACCGGTTTAGTCAAATCCATAACTTCCCTCTTTTCCTTTACTTGATCTCGTGAATCCAAATTGAGCCGGGACCAGGCTTCCAATTCAAACCGGACTCCTGTAAAGCCTGTGGCACGCCTTCCTGGTTACGGTCGTGGCCACACAGCAGTCGCCGTGTTTTAGGCAGCCATGCTCGTATGTCCGCCAGGCAGCCTTCGACGGAGTGATCCCCGTCGATGAACACCATGTCCACCTTCCCGTCAAACCGCGCGGCCATTTCCACGCTGCTGCCACGTATCACTTGCAAGTTCTTGAAGTGCCCCACGTTGGTCAAGAACTCAGCGTACACGTCCTTGGTAGCAGCTTCCGCATGCGCTGCCTCACGCTCTGTGGGGCTGCCCAGCCAGTGATCCACGGCGTAGACTGGGCCTTTACAGCCACTGAGCAGCGCGTGGGTGCTACGACCCTTCCAGCATCCTACTTCCAGCACCGAACTCATCTCACTAGCACGGTCGTAGAGCCACTGCAACTCCTCCATGGTCATGCCCTGGCCAGGTATGCCACCGAACGGTCCCGGTGAACGGTAGACACCAGGTACATGCCAGTCACCTTCGATCTTGTCGATGATGTTGCGGAGCATACTGACTTTCTCGGCCGTCCGGAACGTGTACTGGTGGAAGAAGAACGGCGCGTTGGGCAGTCCGATGCGGTTGTTCAGCTCCATCACCGTGTCGGCCTTGATGCCGTAGCGCGCGATGTTGCGGCTCATCACGTACTCGTCGATCAGGTGCGCGGGCGTGATGCCGCAGTCCAGCTCATGCGGCGTGGGGTAGATGTTGGCCAGCGCCTGACTCAACGTCAGGTCGGTGAGCGGCTGCCAGATGTCGCGGCACCAATCACTGGCCACGGTGAACCAGTTGCAGGTGCTCCAATGACGCCCGTCGCGGCGGAAGTAATCGTCCGGTCGCCAGCGTGTGCCCGAGAAGTCATGACCATGGTGAAGGATGGTGTTTTTGCTGATCAGTTCGGTGTAGTCTGGCGTCTCGGGGTGGATGATGGCGTCACCGTCCACGTAGATGGCCCAGTCGTCCCCGCGTTCCCGAGCCAGATCCAGGATCTGAAACTTTTGGTACGTTGTTGGCCAACCAGGGAAAGCCTCCTTGTCCATCACCACAATTTCCGCCCTGATTTTCTGAGCGTAGTGTGTCAAAAATGGGAATGTCAGATTTCTGATTTCCGGTGAGTAGTTGTTTACGCAGAGCGTATATATAGTCTTTTGCATCACTAAGGCTTTCGCTTGTTGGCAGCGCACCACCTAGCCCGCGCAGCACGCATGCATATTCTGCATTTACGATACTTCCGAACACCGTGAGTAATTGTATTGCCCGCATCAAATAAGTGCCCGCGAGCACAGTGGGTTTTTGCTCGCTGCATCTTTCCCCACGTAAATTCTCCGCATGAGTTACAGGAGATAAGTGCTTAGGGTTCACACAGCACGGAACACGGCAAAGGTGGTCCAGCTCAAGCCCTTTGGGAATTGGCCCAATGTGCATCTCGTAAGAAACACGATGTGCCATTAGAGGCTTTCCATATCTACCACCAGCCCCAATTTGCCCGTATCCTAAAACAGTTGTTGACCCTGTCCAAAGCCAGCATCCGGAATTTGGTTCTGGAGATATATAACGGAGCATTCGCTCCTGCACAGTACCGCGTAGTCCTGACATACTACTATTCTACCACTTTAGGTGACCGGCATAGCCGGAGAAAGGCGCTGGTTGATGACTACCAACTCAGCGCCAATCTTCGCAGCGTAATGCTTCAGGAAGGGGCGGGTAAGCCGAGTAATTTCCTCTGAATACCCGTCCACTGATAGGGTGTAAATCGTCTTGCGGGTCAAAAGGTTGGCTGCTTTCTGCATCATCCGATGCTATCTTGGTGGCACTCGCCCACGAAACCGCTACCGTTGTCCATGAAATAAAACGACATGTCGGGCACCATGAAGTCGGCGTTCTTAAATCCCCACGTCACCTTGGAAGACCCGCACATGTACAGCTCCAGAAGGATCTGCTCGCTCTGCCACTGGTTATTGTACAAGTACATCCCAAACGTAGGATTACTCCCCATGGGCAGGTTGGGTATCTTGATGTAGTTGCCGGTGGTATTGTTGTTGGCATAGACGTAGAACACGCGCTTCGTGTTGTTGTCCGCCGAGTTGCAAGCGTAAACGCCGTTGGCCTGCCTGTACTGGCCCAACGCGGGGGTTGCATTGGCGGCTACCTGAACCATCATAAGGCCGGTGACAGTGTCCAGCACACCCAGGTCGGCGCTGTAGTTGTTGGCCCCGTTGTGAGCTACAGTGAACGCGCCCGCAACGGCGGTGACCAGTTCACCGGGCAGTCCACTACTATCTATAGCCACAACCTTCTGGCCGCCATTGACAACGACGCCACCCCAGAGCATGTTGAAGACACCCGCGTTGAAGCGCGCAAACTTGGCAGAGCCGGTCATCTTCATTTCAGTAGAGGCAACAGCCACTGGGGATCGTAGCTTGCCATACAGTTCCTTGATGGATTGCGACATGTCGATGCTAACGTCCTGGAGCGTCGCCAGCTCGTAGGGGGTGGGGTTAAGTGTAGCTCCCTGGCCTGAGGGGGTCCAGAAGAGGTTGCCGGAGCCGAAAGTGTATTGATTCATGGTTGTGTTACTCCCGTCTGTTTCAGGACCGGGCGCTTGCTCCGGTCGTGCCTGGTATTGCTACCGGCACATAAATGCGTAGATGCCTTCAATCTTTTGACGCTCCGTGGGGGTGAGCTGCGTGCGGTTGTTGATCTTCTGCTTGCACGCGGTCAACAGCCTCACGGTGCCTTCGCTCAACGTGTGGTCTTCATCCACGGAGCGGTTCTCCAATATCTCGCTGATCAGGCCATCAACTTCAGCATCGTTGGATTGTGGTACTTTGTAGTGTCTGCTCATGCTACTATGATCTTTATGGGGACTGCTGCGTAGCTGTCTGGCGCTATGATCCCCTCATCCTTTTCGATGGGTCCATCGATGTAGACCGCCTGCACACCGGGGATGCCTAGATTCTGCCGCGCCTGACCAGTGCCGTAGGGAAACCCCGTGGTCACGGGGCCGGAAGGAGGGATGGCAGCCTCGATGTAATCCAAGATGTTGTTCAGCGGCGTGTAGGGAATGAACGTGGGGTCCTGCGTCGCGGCCACATAGACCACCACCGTGACCATGATCTCCCAAGCCGTGTTCATGCGTGGGTCCGGGCGCGGGCCTTGTGCCTCATCCTTCTCCAGTTGGAACAGCGCAGGAGTCTTGCCTTGCAACTGCGCGAACGGCACGAAGCGGCGGCTGGAGTAAGTCAAGCCAGGTGCCTTTTGAAGAAAGGCGAACAGCCCAGCATAAATGGTTTCGCGGGGGACTCTCATTGATCTTTCATCCTGTCAGCGTGTGCTTGAGCTGCACCATCTATAAAGTCATCCCGCATCTTCACAGATGTTGCATACCGTTCTTTTGCGCCAGCATTCATACCCACATACTGACTAAACGGAGAGGAAGGGTCAGCATGTCCTTGCGCCTTCAAATATGACTTCGCCCCATGATCTGCGTTGATTCCCTGATTTGGATGCACGGGGTCAACTTTCCTTTTCGACTGGGAAGCATAATACTTTCTCCCAGCTTTGAATGCAGGACTCTCTTCTGCCACTTTACCCCCGCCACCTTCCCCAAACTCTCCGTTGGCAGCGCGCGGCTGGTCCTCAGAAAATTTCTCCAACTCACGCAAGCACTTCAGCAGATCGCTCACTTCAACGCCTCCATCATCGGTCCTTCAACCCAAGCTCGTATCCGCCCGTTGGCCATGTTTGCGGTCAGCGATGCGCGGATGAAGCTGCGCACCGGGAAGTTGACTTGGTGCGACTGCACTTCCCAATAACCCTGCTGTGAGAACCGTCGAACGCGGCGACTTTTTCCGGTCACACGGGAAAGCCAGGAATCCTTGTGTCTGTGCGCTTCATATCCAGGCACCGTGAACAACCCACCATATTCATGCAGCTTGCCGTACCAAGCCGTGCTCCCGATCCCGACCGTCCCGGTAATGACCGTTCCAGCGTCGGTAACCGGAGCACCGTTGCTCGGTCCGATGATGTTGCGCGCCAGGTTACCGCTGCGTTGATGTAGTACCTGTCCGTGAAGGTAGTTGCTCACCACGTCGGCCTGGACACCGATGGCAGCTTTGGTCACGCCCTGAACCAGCGCGGCATGCAGCCGCACTTGTTGCGCGCCCAGGCCAGCAGCCACGTTGTCGGACAGAACCATGCGGATCATCTGGTCATCCTAGCTACCATCTTGTCCGCGCCGCCACTAGCCAGGACCCAGCATCTCAGTATGGCTCTCGCGCTTGTTCCGGTAAGTGCCTGTTCCAGCTCACTGTTGTGCTGCGTGCACAGGTTGGCCCAAACTTCCCCATACTTGGTCTTCTGGGGATGAACTGCCAGCTCCGTACAATCCTTCCAGGTGCAGGTCATAGGGTTCCAGTATAATTAAAGCAAAATGGCCGACAATCAACTTCAGATCGCACTCAGCGCCGCCGTGCCGCTTTGGATTCTCGAAAAGAAGAAACTACCCTTATCCGAGGTCTTGCAACGTATTCCGTATTGCATACAGATGATCACGGAGCACGGGGATAATGTCTTGTTTCTGTCCAAGAAAAAAGGGGAGTCCGCAAAAGCCTTCAACGCGGTAGCTGAAGCGATAGCGATCTTGAGCTTCGCTCTGGGTGGTGTAACCATCTTCGGAAATCATTGGGAATCAAAACATCCAGGCACTGCTACAATTCCATGATAGGCAACAACCGATAGCGTTCGCAAACCTGCTCGACTTCCTTCGGCAGCGCACCCTTCTGGTAACTGGTAGTTTGCGCCACCGGCCCGCCCATTGATACACTGTCCTGATCGATGTGACCTTTGCGTGCCCAGCGTTGTGCAACCAACTCGATGCAAGCTTGAGCGATGTCCTCGGGCACCGTCGTCCAGCCGTAGGTGTACACGATGGCGATGTTCTGGAAACCCTTTGCAAATATACCACCTGCACACCCACCATAAAAGTAGCCCGGATACTGGCTACCCACGAGCAGCACGGAGAAGCCGTCTGTTACCCACCCGGCTTGCACGCCGTTGCTTGATGCCGGAAGCACCGTGTTGCCCACCGTCACGCTCGTTACAGAAACCACCGGCCAGCATCGCAGGGCCATGCGCTCCGTGCCGGAACCGTTACGCCTCTCCGTTACTGACTCAACCAGCACGGCGTCACGGTTCATCAGCCGCAGCATCAGCCGCGTGCAAGAAGTGATCAGCCGTGCCAGCGCCACGTCGGCCGCGAAGTAGACCGTTGCCGTGGCACCCACGCCGTCCCCGCTGATGGCGATGGTCGGAGCCACGGTGTAGGAACCCGCCGTGGTGATCGGGATGGCTATCACAGCGCCACCCGAGAGCGTGGGCGTTCCTAGCGTCAGCCCAGAGCCAACTCCTGTACCTGCAACTACGGCTGCC